GGCGGGTTCTACCCGCGGGTCATCAACCTCGCGCTCGACCGTCTCACCATTCTCGTGCAGCAGCTCGCGGAGCGCGTCGCGCGAAGCCTGAAGTTTTCCGTCTCGACCCCGCCGGGTTTCGACGCGGAGCTGCCCTACCCTGAGCCCTACGCGGTCCTTGGCTGGAACGGCGACGGCGACGCGATCATCAACACCGACCCGTCAGGCACGTCCGCGCTCGCTGCGGATCTTGCCAGCACGGACGCCGGCAAGGGCGGCGCGCTGATCGGGTACGAGCTTGACGGCACCGCGGGGACCATCTACGACCGCATCGACAGGTACGACACTGCCGAGGTCATCGACTTCAACTACACGCCGATCTACCGGATGGAGGCGGACTACACCCCGCCGGCGGCGGAGTATTGGGCCTTCGCGCATACCGGCCAGTCGCTCGCAGAGGGCGGCGTGGGCGGCGATTCCGTGCCCGGCCTGAGTCCGTACCCGGACGAGGTGCAAATGCTCACTGGCGGGCCCGTGGGGCGCAACACGGGAACGCTCGGGACCGGCTTGACGACGCTCGCGGAGCAGAGCCGGGTGACGATCGGCAGCAGCTTCATGCGCGGGGTTCTCGACCTCGTGGCTGTGCCGCCGCGGGAGACGCTGTTCCACGGGCAGGCATGGGGCGGCAAGAACTACGACGCGTTGAAGAAGGGCGGCACGTCGGGCGTGTATGAGCAGGTACTCGCGCAGGCGGCCAGCATCTTCGCCGCC